CTTCTGCAATATCTTCAATTAGCTTTGAATACTCATAATGCTTATTGATAGATACTGTGACAGCAGTATTAGTTGCTGCTGATAATGTTACTTGTGTGTTTGCTGCTTTAGCACTTGCACTTCCTCTCGCTGGAACTGGGATATAAATTGTGTCACCCTTCTTTCCTTTGTGAGATAGTTTAGTTACTAAGTTAGCAACCACTAGATTTGACTTATATGCACCTATTACTTCATCACTCCACAATTCGGGGATGAAGTTATTAGCTACGGAAGTCGTTACTTGGTTTGAACCCAAAGCCATTTTACTTCTCCTGTTATAGTATTATATTATTTAACCCTGCCTTCTGCATATGCTTCCTGAATTTCATCAGCAAGTGTTGCATATCGGTTAGGATCTGTTACCTGTAGATTGATTAAATCTGCTCTACGGTAAACTTTCTTTCCACCTACAGAATCTCCAGATGATCTACTTTCGCCAGTTGTTTTTTTCATAGCTGATTCAATTTTAGATTTTTCTTCTGCTACTGCTTCTTGAGTTGCTCCAGACATTTTTGTCTTAGAATACCAATCAAAAAGTTCAATAGCTAAATCAGATCTATATTCAACATCAGCTTTTCTAAACATTTCTGTGCGTGTTGCACTATCACCTATAAATTTTTGAAAATCAGAATTTTGAACAGTTTTTTGCCAATCTGGATATTCTTTATCTAAAGTTTCCAAATTATGCTTTTGCATATTACCCATTCTTTCTTCTCTAGCCTTTATAACATCAGGGTGGTTTTCTATGGCTTTATTCACAGCTTCTACTGGATCGTCAAAGAAGTTATCCTCCTGTATTACAGGTTCTTCTGGTGGAGTAGTTTCATTAACTTTATTTTGTGCTTCAATTAGGCTTTGCATTAGCTTTCGTTGTTCACCGAGTTCTGCTCCCTGCTTGCCTAATGCCTGTTCGACATTTTGATGCATTTCAATAACCTCTGACATTGATTTACCCGCATACTTTTTAGGAATATCTTGATTGCCATCAATATCTTGTATTTGTTCTGGCTCTGAATTTTCTTGTATGTTTCGTTGACTAGAAAATTCGTCTAAAGAAGATTTATCCTGTGTTTCTGTTATGGGTTCACTTTGTAAAGGTGTTTCGTCTACTACTATACTTTCACTCATTGTGTTTTCTCCGCCCTTCTCAGGGTTATGAAGTTTGAATTATGTTGGATTTCCTTCTTGGAGTTCTTCCAACGCTAGGTGTGCTGCATTTTCTAAATTAATTATCCAATTTAGAACTCGCAACTGACCTTTGGTTTCCCAAAGATCTTTTTCAGAATTAATACTGTCAAGTTTGGCAATACTTTCTTCTAAATTTTTTAAATCATCAATAAAATCTAACCATCCGTTAGTTTCTGTCATTCCTAATCTATCTTCTAGGAATTGTTGATCGGTTTTAGCCATTATTGTATAGAATTACTAATATTTGTTTTATTTCCTGCTGCTCTTGCTTTTGCAAGATTTAATATTGTTTCAGATTTTAAATGTTCTACTTCTGGTATGTTTCTTGCTGTTTCTGATCTTGTATTTTCAATATCAGCTACACTTTTTTCTAGTCCAATAGCTTCTTTTTGTAAATCTAAAACTTTTTTCTGTATGTCTATTTCGTTTGGCTGTGTTGCCATAGCATCAGCTTGATGTTTGATTGCTCTTGCTTTTTCTTCTTCTGCTTCTGCTAATGTTTTTTGTACATTTGCTTGTAATTGTTGCATTTCAAGTTCCATACCCATTTGTTGCATTTGTTCCATTTGTGGATTACCTTCTCCACCCTGCATCAAAGCGTTAACAATTTGATCTCTATTGTGTATTGAAGAATTTTGGAATAATGCCAAAAGAATTACATTAAAAGCTGGCGAATCTTGAGGTATAGTTTGTAACATTTGTACCATTTGAGTCATTTCTAACTCTTTAGCCATAATACCCATTGTAGAATATGGAATAAATTTATAATCGTTAACAGGATATCTTTCTACATCAAATTGAATCTTTCTCCACATACATTTATTTATTAAAGGAATTAAAAATGTGTTTTGAAAATTCATTAAAGTGCGTTTTTGTCGTTTAATTGCTGCACTTTGCATCATAGACATGCCAGAAGCTGTGTCATTTTGTGCACTACCAGTATCAGCACTACCAGTACCCATTTGAATCATGTTTTGAAGTGAGGCAACCTGATTAAATGTATTAGGATCTGTTGTACCCATGTCGAGTGGCATGATAGCTTCTCGTGGATTACCATTGGTCAGAACAGTTTTTCCTGCTCTCACTTCAAACTTAACGCCTCTAGGCAATCTACTTGCATCCGCAGCCATCATAGGTGTAGTAGTTAGTGCTAAAGAATCAATTCTTGCTCTCATTTCGGCATCTAATGCTTTTTGTGGGTTATATCCCTTCTCACAAACACCTCTACCCCAAAATTTGTTAGGTACAATGTCATGTTGATACGATATAAACGGCCTATCTTCCATCATAAAAGCGTTTTCTTCTACTCTTAAGATGTGTTCATCATTACACATTGTTACAACTGCTTCTACTAACTCATCTTTTTTTGAATATTCAAAATCATCTTTATCTTTGTTGGCTTTTAAAAACCTTTTTGGTACTAATCCCCAATATTCGCATATTTTTACTGAATCTGACTCATCAGCAGACTTAGTTTCTGGATCATAACCAAATTTTGCAGTATTATAGTCACCATCTAGTGGTACATCTCTATATATACCAGACCGAATACCTTCAACAACATGATATCTAGGTTTAATTACCTCGTGTGCAACACCCAAAGCATCGTCAATTGAGTTAGCTGATGGATCAATAAGAAATTCTTTAGGCGATATAGGCTCTACATGAACATCAATAACAGGATATTCGACTACAGTACGAGTTGTAGCCATTGTTCCATCAATTTGTTCTTCAGTAGGTGCTCTTTCAATAACTTGCTTAACTACAATTTTTCCTACGCCTGTACCATATATAGCACCATTTAAAAATACTTCGCATATAGCATCTTTACAGCCTGTTTTTTCTAAATCTTCTTGTAATAATTTACGCACATATTCAGCATCGCTTGGATCTTCATCAAGCATGTCATCTTGTATATCGAACCATTTTCCTCTGCCAAATGTTGCTTCCTCGAGTTCCGCAACAGATGATTCAACTGCTTGTTGTAACGCAGGTGCTATTAATCGAGATCTTTCATTTGCTCTAGTTTTATCTTCAGCAGACCATATACCACGCCACAACCTATAGTATTCATCCCACATAGGAATATAATTAATATTTCTATGCGTTCTCCAACTATCTAGTCGGTGTGATAACCATCCTGCTAATGCTTGATATTTATTTTCTGAATTCATATAGGCTTATAATGTAGTAATCGCACTTAGAAGTGCCGATTATATCACATTTTTGATTCTTAATGTAACTTTCTTTCTTCTGGCTCAACAACTATATCTCCATCTATAAGTAATTTGCATATTGTTAAATCAACAGTATCATCCCAATCTGCTTCTGCAAATATATCGTCTGAACCATGTTCTAATAAATTTGTAATTATTTGGCAGGCTACAACATAGCGTTCTACAATATTAGTTTTGTCATTACTATATTCTAGTAATTCATCCATTTCTGCCTTTGTTAAATTGTTAATATCCAGCGACATTATCTATTGGCCTCCATTCATCATCTAATTCAATTGAGTGGGCAAAATCAGCCACACTTACTTGATCAATATAAGCAAGAGCATCTAGCATGTCATCATGTGCAAGTCTATTAGGAAAATCTAATAGTTGATTTGTAAATTCTCGCCATTCTTTTTTTTGGTTAAAGGTAATTTGTCCATGTTCCATTCTACCTTGTAACGCCCAAGTTATTCTATCGTTTTTCTTTTTACCGCCATGTCTAAGTTCTATTATAGAAACCCATCTACCTTCTGTTCGCATTTCATCTTCCAAATAAGGTAATATTGCGTTTCTAAGTGATCCTGTTTCTATGCCTACTGTAGATGATTCTACATTCATCGCAGATGAAAGAATTTTTTTTGCTGTTTCTTTAATGTTCCAGCGACCATGTAGTATATCTTTAACCCACCACTTATCACGATCAATCTTAACAATGGCAATAGCTGTTTCGTCTAGCCTTGATCTTTTAAGGTTTCGTTCTTGTTCTACAGCTTCATAGCCAGCAGGATCAACAGCAATAACATAGTTACCATCTTCTGGTTCTTCATCAACTTGAAACCATTCTTCTTTAAATATACCACCAGAAGTCGTTTCAAATGATGCTTCAAACTCTTGCCTGAACGACATAGATGACATGCTTTTTTTAGAAGCCTCTATTTCTTCACTTGGCAAAAAAGGATTGTCTGTAGAAGTAAACTGGAAAGCATCCCAATCGTCATCATCTAGGGCATCTTTATACAAGTCAAAAAAATGGTTTTTTCCTGCTGGCGTACCAATAAATAAAGCACCACCACGAACATCAGCAAGAGTAGGTCGAATAATCTGCTCCCAAACTTGGGGTTTCATAGAAGCGTACTCATCTAGCACAACATATGCCAATCCTACGCCACGCAAAGTTTCTGGTCTATCAGATCCTTTTAGGTATATCTTACGACCATTAATCAAAGTAAGAACAGCCGTATTTTCGTATGCTTGTACTATTAAATCTCTACCTAGTTCTTTAAGCATTGCCCACATAATG